GACGAGGCCAAAAAGCTGTTTGACATGGGCGTGCCATTCAACACGATCAGCGAGTTGCTCAAACTGGGCGTCGAGCCGATCGAGGGCGGCGACATCGGCTACCTGCAAGGAGGCCTGCTACCCGCAGGCTTCACGGCGGCCCAAGACAACCTGCAACTGTCTGGCCTGTCGCCTGAATTGCTCAAAGCCCTCGCCTACGGCAAAGAATGAGCGCCATCAACCCTTCAAACAAGCAGCGCCAGCGGGCAATGGATGACGCCATCCAAACCCGCATGAGCGCCAAGTTTGAAAGCCGCCTGCGCATTGAGATCGCCAGGACCGTGCGCCAAGTGGCCGATGCCTATGAAAAGCGCGGCGAATTGGCCATCCCTGCGGCCATTGCCGATCAGCGCGTATCGCTTGCGCGGGCGTTTGCTACAAACTACCGCACGACCGCCGACTATTTTGGCAAGCGCTTGCTGAAAGAGGCCAAGTCACACCAAGGCGCCGATGTGACAAAGGCTGGCATCATGGACATCTTTAACGATGCGCTGGAATTGTTCATCACCGAGTGGGTGGCCCGCCGCGTCACCCAGATCGACCGCACGACCGAGAACCAGATCCGCGCCGTCATCCGAAACGGCCAAGATGAAGGCCTCAGCGTGCCGCAAATCGGCAAGAACATCCGCGACTACGCCGCGCCCATGTCGGCCACCCGCGCCAACATCATTGCTCGCACCGAGACGCATACCGCGGCAAACTACGGGGCGCAGACCGCAGCCGAGTTAACCGGCCTCAAGATGCGCAAAGAGTGGGTGTCTGCGCAAGACGAGCGCACCAGGACAAGCCCTCCGGATGAATTCGATCACATCGAGGCGGACGGCCAAGTGGTGGACATGAACGAGGCATTCACCGTTGGCGGTGAGCAACTGATGTTCCCAGGCGACCCAGGTGGTAGCGCGGGCAACGTCATCAACTGCCGCTGCGCGGTGGTGTACCTTACCGACTAAAATTGACACGCAATGCCCCAATGCGATAATCCGCAAAAGTGAGGACTGATATGGAATTCAAAAGCCTGAAATTTGACGAGACGCTTATCAACACGGGAGAACGCACGTTTGAAGGCTACGCTGCGTCATACGGCAACGTGGACAGCGATAACGACATCATCGAGCCTGGCGCGTTTTCCAAGTCGATCAAAGAGGGTTTTCCGGCGAACCGAATTAAGGTTTTGTGGCAGCACGAAGCCGATGAGCCCATTGGCAAGCCCATTGAGATGCGCGAAGACTCAAAAGGCCTTTACATCAAAGCTCGCCTGAGCAATGTCGAAAAGGGCATTGAGGCTATGGAATTGATGCGCGATGGCGTGATCGACCGCATGAGCGTTGGATTTTCGATTCCTCAAGGCAAATCAACTATCGGTGGCGATGGCGTTCGTCACATCTACGAAGGCAAACTGTTTGAGTTTTCTCTGGTCACTTGGCCCGCAAACGATCAGGCCATCATCACTGGCGTGAAAACGCTCAAAGAACTGCGGCAATTCGCCGAGGCGCACGACCTCAACGCGAAGGCCAAAAAAGAATTGCTGGACGAGTTGTTCAGCATTACGGCACTGTTGAAGGGTGAGCCGCTGCAAGGCACTCATTCCAAGGGACAGCCGCCATTGTCTGTCGATCAGGTCAAAAGCCTGATTGATTCCACACTGGGCGATCTGGCCCGAATCTAAACTGGAGAAAATCATGGATATTTCTGAATTGAAAGGTCACTTGGACACCGTCAAGTCCGAGATCACCTCTGCCGTCGCCAAGCGCGACAGCGAGATCAAGCAATACGGCGAAGCTACCGAAGCCACCCGCAAAGCCCTGACCGCCGCCACCGAGCGCCTGGACACCATCAAAGGTGACATGGACCGCATCGACGCTCGCGTCATCGAGATGGAAAAAGCCGCCAAGCGCCAATTCGACGGCCAATCCGAAGCAAAGAGCTACGGTCAGCAATTCGCTGAATCCGACGCATTCAAGAACGCACGCAGTAATGGCACGGATTCTTTCCGCGTCAACAAAGCGCTGACTGGATTGGCTGCCTCTGCTGGCGCATTGACGCAACCATATCGTCGCCCAGATGTGGTGATGAATCCAGAGCGCCGAACATTTGTTCGTGATCTGTTGACCAGCATTCCAACGACCAGCAATGCCGTGGAAGTGATGCGTCAAAACGTGTTCACAAACAATGCTGCACCTCAACAGCCATCAACTCCTAACACCGCTATTGGCGCTGGTCAATTCCAAGCCAAAGCCGAGTCGGATTTGACCTACGAACTCATCACTGTGCCAATCCGCACAATGGCCCATTGGATCGCCGCCAGCCGTCAAGTACTGTCCGACGCCCCAATGCTCCAGCGTCTGGTGGACACCAAGCTGATCTACGGCTTGAACCTGTTGAGCGACACTCAATTGCTGTACGGCGCTGGTACTAACCAGAGCTTGACCGGCTTGATGGTTGATTCTGGCGTGTCGAACCAAGGCCAAATCACCGCAGGCACAACTGCCGCCGATTTGCCCGGCGCAATGCTGAACCACATCCGTGGCGCTATCACCAAGTGCCAGACCTTTGAGTACTACAACATCAACGGCCTTGTGGTGAACCCTGAAGACTGGCAGACATTGGAGACCGCCAAGGGCTCCGACGGCCACTACATCTGGGTGAGCGTCCCCAACGGCGGCGAGCAGCGTCTGTGGCGCGTTCCTGTCATCGTGTCCAACGCGATGACCAAGGGTGACTTCTTGCTGGGCGACTGGACCATGGGCGCAACGATCTATGATCGCGAGCAAATGGATATTCGCGTGAGCGAGTCCCACAGCGATTACTTCGTCAAGAACGGCGTCGCCATCTTGGCCGAAGAGCGCTATGGCTTCGGCATCGAACTGCCAAAAGCCTTCACTAAAGGCAAGTTCACTGTCGCATCCTCTTAATTGAGGCAACTGGGGCGGGTCTTGATGGCTCGCCCCATCTTTTGAAAGTTCACAAATGCCAGTCTACAAATTGAATATGAATTGTCATCTTGGCCTTGAAGGTCAAATGATCGACGTTGACGATAACGACGCCCGGCAATTGGCCGTCCATGGAGTGGTGGATTACGAATCGCCTGTGACCGTCAGCAAAGTGGTGGCGAGCATTTCCGGCGAGACGCAAGTGGTCACCAAAGTCATTGAGCCAAAGGTTGAAAAAGTCTCCGGCCCCGAGATCACCAAAGTGACCGGCCCCGATGAAACAAAACGCCGTGGCCGACCACGCAAAGACGATGCAAGCAACACCTCAGACTGAAGTTGTCTCGCCAGTGACGGCGGCTGAATTAGCCGCCTTCCTTGGCGTCGATGCCACCGATCCATTGCTGGACGGGATGCTTGTCGCCGCCACCGATACGGCCATTCGTTGGATCAACCAAGACCTGACGCCCCGCGCATGGCTTGGAATCATCCCCGCGCAATCAGGCTACGAGGCGCAACTGTCGCCCTACACCCCGCAGCAATCCACGTTTGAGATTCCATACACCGCGCTGATCGCCGTGCAATCGGTGACCGCCGATGGCGAGGATGTGCCCTATACACTGGAATCCCTGCGCCGCCCGGCCAAGATCACACTGACCGCTTGGGACCGCATGACCGAGGTCGAGGTGGCTTACACGGCTGGCCTGCCATCCGTGCCCGCATCCATCAAAACAGCCATCATGATGATCGCCGCCTTCATGTACGAGCACCGAGGCCAATGCGAGGCCGACGACGCCGTGCGCAAGTCTGGCGCGGCCACATTGCTGCGCCCCTACAAAGTCGAGGTGGTGATTTGAAGTGCTGCGACCTGTCTGCCGGTACATTGCGTGAGCCGCTGACATTCCAGCGCCGCCAAACGCTAGCCGACGGCATGGGCGGCACTGCCATTGATTGGGTTGACCTGTTTCACACCAAGGCCGACGTCCGGCCACTGACTGGCCGCGAAGCCATGACGGGTATGCAACGCGAGGCCAGCGTATCGCATCGCATCTTCATTCGCTATCGTGAAGACATTTTGCCGTCCGACCGCATCATCATGCGAACCAAGCCGATGCAAATCATCGCCATCATCAACATCGAGATGCGCAACCGTTGGCTGGAATTGCAATGCCTTGAAGGGGTGGCGACATGAAGGCGACACTCACCGGCGACAAGCAACTGATCGACAACATTCGAAAGTTTGGTGCTGAGGCAGACAAGGCGCTCGCCCAGATTGTCTTGGCAACGGCGCAGAACGTGCGAACCCATGCCATCAGGGCCATCCAAGGCGGACCAAAGACCGGCAAGGCTTACGAGAAATACGCGCCACGCCGCACGCATCGCGCATCCGCACCAGGCCAAGCACCGGCCACCGACACCGGAAGGCTGGCATCGTCCATCATGGCCGACATCACCGGCCTGACCGCAGAAGTCTCGGCCAACGTGCAATACGCCGCGCCGCTGGAGTTTGGCACGGTCAACATGGCCCCGCGCCCATTCCTTCAGCCCGCGCTTGAATCAGAGCGCGAGAAATTCAACGCCCGGCTGGAACGCTTGGCCGATCAAGCATCGAAAGGTCTGACGCCATGATGCAAGACGAAATCCAACAGGCCATCTATCAAGCCGTCGCCGCCATTGGCTACCCGACATTTGACGATGTGCCCCAGGCCACGGCCTACCCTTACATCGTCGTTGGCGATGATCGCAGCATCCCATTCGACACCGACGATTCGGTCGGATCAGAGACAACTTGCACCATCCACGTCTGGTCGCAGTACCGTGGCCGCAAGGAAGTCAAAGAAATTATGCGCTCGGTTTACGACACGCTGAACCGCGCAAACTTGACCATCACGGGTGGTCACTTGGTAGAATGCCACGCAGAGTTTGAGGAATCATTCCTTGACCCTGATGGGCTAACGAGGCACGGAGTGATCCGGTTTCGTTTGATCGTCGAAGAAGTCGGGCTCACCGAGCAATACCTGACAACCGAGACAGGGGTTTTCTTGCAATCTGAAGCTGGCCAAGATTTGGTCGCTGAACAAGGGGTTTAATCATGGCATCATTCGTTGGACGCAAAGCACTGCTGAAAAAAGGCCTCACCACCGTGGCCGCTATTCGCACCCGATCAATCACTCTGGGCAACGAGCCTGTGGACATCACCTCTGATGACGACAGCGGCTTTCGCACCATGCTGGCCGAGCCCGGCAACAAGACTCTGGACATGACCATCGAAGGCGTGTTCAAAGACGCCACATTGCTGACCATTGCCATGAGCACCAGCGACATCTTAGAAGGCTTCACCTTGTTGTTCCCGACCATCGGCACTTTTGGCGGTGATTTCATCATCACCAGCTTTGAGTCCGCAGCCGCCTACAACGAGGCAGGCACGTTCAGTTGCTCGCTGCAATCGTCTGGCACGTTCACCTTCACGCCTGCTGTCTGATGAGCGCAATCTTCAAAGACGTTGAGTTGGCATGGGACGGCAAGGCCTACACGGTCAAGCCGACCATGCTGATCCTCAACAAGATCGAGCAGCGCGTCAGCCTGGCCGGTCTGGTTCGCGGTCTGTCAAGCGATGCGCCTCCATTGTCGCACTTGGCCTTTGTCGTTGGTGAGTTCTTGCGTGCAGCAGGCGCTCGCGTCGAAGATGACGAAATCTACCGCGAATTGATGACTGGTGACGTTCAATCATTGCTGGCGATGCGTGACAGCATCCTAGTGGCGATTTTTCCAGAGCCCAAAAAAAAAGAAAATCAACCGGCGGTCAGCTAGTTGATATTGAATGGGGCGGCTTTTACGTCGCCGCTATCGGGTGGGGTCTGTCGCCATCCGAGTTTTGGCAGATGTCTCCAGCCGAATGGTGGCTGTTGTACGAGGCCAAGCGCCCAAGAGATAGGGAGCTTGACTATGCCGGTGGACTGACAGATGCCGACTGTGCCGAGCTTTATGATTTGCTGGAGAAATAAATGGCAACAATAGGAAAGCTGGCGGTACAGATCACAGCCGACACCACAGGCTTAAATCAGGGCCTAAATTCCGCCGAGAAGACGGTAAGCGCGTTCAGCGACCGCATGGACGGCCTGGCCTCAAGTCTCAAGACAATTGCACCATTGGCCGTGGCCGCAGGCGCTGCTTTTGCCTTCAACATGGCCCGCGCATTGGCTGACAGCGCAGATCGACTTGACGAGTTGAGCCAGCGCATCGGCGTGAGCGTTGAAGATCTGACCCGCCTGCAATGGGCGGCGCAAATGTCCGGCGCATCCGCTGAGACTTTGACTATGGCCCTGCAAAAGTTGTCGCTAAACATGGCGAACAGCAAAGATCCGGCCAGCGAATCGGCGGCGGCATTTAAGGCTTTGGGCGTTGACGTCACAAACACCGATGGCACGATGCGGTCGCAGCTTGACGTCCTAAATGACATGGCAGATGCGCTGTCGGGATTTAAAGATGGCGCAAACAAAACGGCCATAGTTGTCCAATTGCTCGGCAGGTCTGGCGCTGAATTGATCCCAATGATGAACGGCGGCAGTCAGTCCATCAAGGCACTAGCGGCAGAATCCGACAAACTCGGGAACACACTCAGCACTAACACGTCCAAGGCTGCTGCCGAATTCAACGATCACCTAGATCGCATGGCTGCACGCGCAAGCAGCGTTGCCAAGGCCATTGCAACGCCTTTGCTGGCAAACCTGAATGCTCTGTTTTCTGCATTGGAGCGCGGCGTTGATCGCGCAAGCCTGGCTGGACTTGCCGGTGATGTTGTTAAGTTGAGCAACGACCTCAAAGCCTTGCAGGACAGAACGTCAAACCCGTTCGTCAACCAGGAAACGCTCTCCAAGAACATTGAGGAAACCAAGGCCAAGCTGGAGGTCGCAAAAAAGGCATTCAAAGAAGCCGATGCCGCCTTCACGATTTCACTGAACCCGCCAGCCGAGCCGCCAAAGCCAACCCGAGAAGCGCCATCCATTGCAAAAATCAAACCAGAGGAAATGAAAGATCCACTGGGTGATTTCGCAGACAAGAAAGTCGAGGAGCAAGCCCAGCGATTTGCCCGCGAAGAAAAAATGCGCGACGAGATGCTGCAACGCAACGCCGAGGCTCTGAAGTTGGCATCGCTGTCAGAACTTGACCAGGAGCAATTCAAGTACGAGGAAAAGCTGCGCCTGCTTGAAGAATATTTGATGCGTGAGCCTGAGATGATGGCCGAATACATGGGCGTCAAAGAGCAAATGGCAACTGACCATGAAGCCAGAATGGTCGCCATTCGTAAAAAAGGCCTGACCGACCTTGAGCGCTGGAACGCACTGAGTTACAAAGACCAAGCCAAAACTGTCGCCAGCGAACTGATGAACATGACCGGCGCAGCGGCCACAGAAAACCGCAAGATGTTTGAGATCAACAAGGCGGCATCGCTGGCAAACGCAGTCATCAAGGGCTACGAATCAGCCGTCAACGCATACGCATTTGGCTCACGCATCGGCGGCCCACCCGTTGGCGCGGCCATGGCTGCACTTTCCATTGCCGCAACCGGGGCGCAAATCAACGCCATCCGTTCGCAGTCATTTGGTGGCGGCGGTGGCGGCACGGCTTACGCACCAAGCGGCAGCACTGCGGCAACCGGCCAAACGGCGATGCAAGGCATCCAGGGCGGCGGATCGACCGGCGTAGGCCAAGTCATTACAATTCAAGGCGTCGGCGCAAACGACATGTTCAGCGGCGAAAGCGTGCGCGGCCTGATCGACCAATTGATCGAAGCGCAGCGCAACGGCTCAAAGGTGGTTTTGTCATGATCTTCATTCAGTCCGGCTACTCGCCAACGCCAGACCTGTATCACAGCAGGATCGGGATTCAGAACATCGTCCAGGGCAAGACGCCCACCGCATCGTCTGCTGCGGCTGGATACCCTGCAATCGCGGCCACATACCCAACGACCTATGAATTTTGGAAGCCTTCAGCCCTGCCTGCAACGTGGGCGATTGACAATGGCGCGGCTGTTGCTTGCGATTACTTTGGCCTCGTTGGTGATTTCAACGGCGCAGCGATTGAAGTTCAAAGCAGCACTGACAACAGCACGTGGGTAACGCAGGCCAGCGGCTCGCCAACTGATCGCGTTGCCATGTTCCTGTTTTCCTCGGTGACGGCCAGATACTGGCGCGTCAGAGCGACAACGGCCATCCCAAGCATTGCCGTGGTTTACATCGGCGCATCGCTTGCCATGCAGCGCCGCATTTACCAAGGCCATACCCCGCTCACGCTGTCACGCATCACCGAGACGACCCAGAACACATCCGAAACAGGTCAATACCTGGGGCGCTCGATCATTCGCAAGGGCTTGCAAACCTCCTGCGAATACCAGCACCTGACCGCCGATTGGTATCGTGCCAACTTTGATCCATTCGTCAAGGCCGCGCGTGAAGTGCCGTTCTTCTTTGCATGGCGACCAGTCCAATACCCCAACGAATTGGGCTTTGTCTGGACAACCGGCGACATCCGGCCAACCAACACCGGCCCGCGCAACTTCATGAGCGTTGGCTTTCGCGTGACGGGGATTGCCAATGAGTGATCCAATCACCATCGTCGAGATCGACCGCGACATTTGCTCGCTGGTTTATGGCGTTGGCCTTTGCACAGCCACCGGGACGCCATGCTACAACACGTGGGAGACGTGCCAAGTCAAACCCGTGTTTGCCGTCACGACCCAGGTGATGCGATTCGTCAAGCCACGCGCCGACATCCCAATGTCGCTGAACGCCATACCATCGGTTAGATCCAGCACCACCAGCCCGACCGAGCTAAACGTGGGCGATGTGGACGCATCCTCTGGGCCATTGGGCAAGCGAGCCCAGGCCACCGTGACGTTTGAAGATCACCCCTACTCGGACGCGCTGACCGACCCCTACGTCGCCACGCGATCGCTAAACCCATTCCAAAATGGCACGTTTTGGACCAAGCTGAAAGCCCGCTGGCCCATCGCCAAAGGCCGCTCCCTGCGCATCCGTGACGGTTATTTAGGTCAAGAACCATCGGCCATGGTTTCGCGCGAATACCTGATCGACGCCATTGACGGGCCAAACTCCAGCGGCATCGTCACCGTCCGCGCCGTTGACCCTCTGCGCTTGCTGGATGACAAGACCAGCCAGGCCCCAAAGCAGTCCACCGGCTACCTGTCCGCCGACATCACAAACAGCCAAACTACCATCACCGTGGTGGGTGCTGTCTTGGCCGATTACCCGACCACCGGCACGTTGCGCATCGAGGCGGAGCTAATGACCTACACGGGCCGCACGATTACAAGCGGCACGATCACCTTCACCGGCATCACCCGGTCGACCGACGGCAGCGCGGCCAAAGAGCACAAGGCCGAAAGCCGGGTCCAGACCTGCGTGCGCTACACCAACGAGAACGCCTGGGAAGTCGCCAAAGACCTGATCGACACCTATGCGCCATCGGCCGCAGGCTACATCGACGCCACGCAATGGGCAGCCGAGGCAGCGCAATGGCTGGACGGCTTCATTGTCTCCGGCGTTATCAGCGAGCCAACCGGCCTCAACACCCTGCTGGCCGAGCTTTGCCGTGATGCGCAGTTCTTCATCTGGTGGGACGAGCGCCTGCAAAAAATCCTTTTGCGTGCCGTGCGGCCACCGACCGAGACGCCAGTCCAATTCAACGAAAACGCCAACATCCTCGCCGGGTCGCAATCCATCAAGACCGCTCCCAATGAGCGCGTGAGCCAGCTTTGGTATTACTACGAGCCAGCCGACCTGTCCAAAAAAGTCGATGCCGAGGACAACTACCGCAAGGTGCGAATCCGCATTGACGCCGAATCCGAAAGCGCGCGCGAATATGACGAGAGCGCGGTCAAGAAAATCTATTCTCGCTGGGTGCGCACCGACGCCATCGTGATCGCCATCACGACCCGAATCATCGCCCGCTATCGCGACGACCCGCTTTACTTGACGATCAGCGTTGACGCCAAAGACCGCAACACCTGGACGGCTGACGTGGTGGACGTAAGTTCGCGCCTCCAGACCAACACCGAGGGCCTGCCCTTGACCCGGCGCTACCAAGTCATCAGCGCCCAAGAGGTGCAACCAGGCGCGGTCATCAAGTACGTTTTGCAAACCTACGACTTCACGGCAAAATACGCCTATTGGATGGCAAGCGATGCGCCCATCTTTTCACTGGCGACCGCAGAGCAAAAAGCCACCGGCGCTTGGTGGTCCGACGATGCTGGCCTGATCTCAGGCGAGAGCGGCTACGAATGGCAATGAGGAACCAATGACGACATTCACCACAATCCCCAACTCAAGCCTTGAGCCCGGCAAGCCGATTAGATCAATCGACGGCCTCGCGCTGCGTGACAATCCGCTGGCAATCATTGAGGGCGATGCAACTGCGCCGCGCATTATTGGCAAGGCAATCAAGCGGATTCAAGATATGCCGGTTTTGACCGTAAGTGCAGCAGATACTTACGATATTTCCAATGGGTCAACGCCATTATCTTTGCTCACAACAACAACTGGAACAACATATGTTGTTGCATTCAGATACACAATCACCACATATACAGGATCAATTCGATTAAAAGCATCGCACGGAACCGATGGCACAGGGGGGCTTACGGCGTATTTGGCTCTTTACAAAAACAATGTTTTGATTCAGCAATACACAACATCCAGCGATTTATTAGTTCAAAGAACAAATGATGTTTCATGCTCGCCAGGCGATGTTTTTGAGTGGAGAATTCGATTGGACTTTGCCGGATATACAGGATATTTTAGGCGCGATGCTCAAACCGCATCCAATGGGTACGCAACACGCGCTGCTTATATTTCTCAAACTGACAGCCCCAACCCATGAACAACTTACGCTGGGCAAACCCCGAACACATCGGCATCTGCTACGACACAGCAGAGGCGGTCGTTTACCTTGATTCTGGCGATGAGTATCAAGCCATCATCAATGGGCAATACGGCCCCATCGCGCCACCCTGCGACATTGAAGGCGGCACGCCGGTCACATACACCGCAGAGGAAGCCACCGCACTGCGCATGGCTGCGTACCAGTCCGAATCCGACCCGCTTTACTTCAAGTGGCAACGAGGCGAGGCCACCCAACAACAGTGGCTGGACAAGATTGCCGCCATCAAATCACGCTACACAATCGCAGGTGAGTAATGGAACCTCAGACAGTCATCAATTACGTTTTGGGCATCGCATCAACGGCCATGGGCTGGTTTGCCCGTGAGCTTTGGTCTGCGGTCAAAGAGTTGAAGGCCGATCTCGCCAAACTGCGCGAGGAGCTGCCCAAGACCTACGTCACCCGCGACGATTTCCGCGAGGACATGCGCGAGGTGAAGGATATGCTGGGAAAGATTTTTGACAAGCTGGACGGCAAGGCTGACAAATGATTGGCCTTGAATCGCTGCTCACCATCGGCGGCCAACTCATCGAGCGCTTGGTGCCAGACCCAGCAGCCAAGGCGCAGGCACAGCTTGAGCTTGCCAAGATGGCCCAAGACGGCGAACTGGCCCGAATGGCTGATGAAACCCGCCGTCGTGAGCTTGATTTGGTGGACGGCCAGCAAGCCCACAAAGAGCAGCAAGAGACAATTCGATCTGGCGACAATGCCTCTGACGAATATGTCCGGCACACCAGGCCAATGATGGCCCGCCAATCGTGGTACGCAGGCGCGGCCTTCATTTTTGGCTTTGAGATCGCCAAGGTTATGGGCCACGGCGATGGCGCATCGTTTGAGATTGCCATGACAGTGCTGGCCCCCGCTCTGGCCTACATGGGTTTTCGCACCTTTGACAAGTTTGCCAAATGGAAAAAATAGTCCACATCACGCCAAACTTCACGCTTGCCGAATTGACGGCCAGCGAGACAGCCGCACGGAATGGATGGGACAACACCCCAGGCCTGACAGAGCTTGCAAACCTCAAGCGTTTGGCCGACCTATTGGAGCAAGTTCGCGCATTGCTTGGAAAGCCGGTGCTGGTCAATTCCGCCTACCGATCCAAGCGCGTGAACGACGCCGTGGGCAGCAAAGACACCAGCCAACACCGCATCGGCTGCGCGGCTGATATTCGCGTGCCCGGCATGACGCCAGATCAAGTGGTGCACAAGATCATCGCCAGCGGCATCAACTTTGATCAGGCGATTTGCGAGTTCGACGCATGGACACATATTAGCGTGCCCAACACAGAATCAACGCCGGCCCGAAAGCAGGCGCTGATTATTGACCGCCAAGGCGTGCGCCTGTTCGCTTAAACGAAGCCGCGCAGGTTTGGCGGCGTCCATCCGTCTGGTTTCATGATCTTCCCGCCAGGCGCAATGATTGCCTTGCCGTCCACCAACTTGGCATCATTGGAATCAAGCACGGCTTGATCGGCGGAATCCTTGTCAAATCCCGCCAGATACGCCACGCCGTTGCCTGTAACCTCAATATCAGCAAGTGCATCTAAGGCATCCACGCGCAGGTGAACGGGGATGTAAACCGATTGCTCGCCGCGCTTGAGCTTCGATGCAAACCACTCCAAATCCAGGCGCGTCCGGTCAAGCAGCTTGGCATATCCCTCGCTGTCGGTGCGCAGGCAGGCCAATAGCTCCATGCACTCCTCAATATGCACGCCAATTTGGACCGATAAATTTTCCGGGCTTGGCTCTTTTCCGCAAGCCTTTAACCATGCAGCTGTGCGTTGGAAGTTGGTCATGCTTCACCCCCGAGCGCCTTGACCAGCGAATCCACCAACGGCCCAAACGTGCCCGTGAAAATCGCCACATCCGTATCGAACGCATCCTCTTCGCGCTCGCCAGCGCCAGCGTCCAGCAGATTGATCTTTTTGATGCGCATGGAATCCGTCAGCATGAATTCCGCCTGGCCATCCCACTCAAGGCCCAGGGCCGTTGGCAACTTGCCTTCGCGCACATGGTTTCGCACTTCGTCGCAGTCCAGATTGTGGTGGGTGAATTTGACCTTTGCGCAATCTTCGCCGATCGACTCGAGCAGGCAATCGCGGCCAATGCTGAATCCGTAGGGCACTTCGTCATGATCGCCCAGCAGCCAATTGGTCATGGCGCTTTGCGGGCTTTGCGTAGTCGTCAACAGGTAGAGCTTCATCGCAGGCATGGTCGCCAGAATCGCGCCCACAAAGTCGTCTGCGCGTGAGTTGCTGGCCGTGTCCACGATCATCAAGCCATCATCGCGCAGCCAGGCCAAAACAGCGGTTTGCTTTGGGAAGGCTTGAGGCAGCAAGGCAAGGCGAGCATCTTCTTTGATCTCGCGGATTTCCTTCTTGCCAGGATTGCGGCCCTGGGTCTGCTCGATCTCATAGATGCGGTTTTCCACCTCATCGCGCAGGACTTTTCCTGGCACTGATTTGGTTTCGATCATCAGCTTGACGATGCGCTCGCCGTTGACGATCTCGATCATTGGCCCGTGGTTATGGCCGCGAGGCTCAATCCAGCCGACAGACTTTTCTTGCAGGTCGCCGCATGGGACAAATGCCGGAAAGTCGCTGAACTCTGGCGGCAAGGCTGATTCGATTTTGTAGCGATAGATGGTGGCGTTTTTGAACATGGTTTTCCTTGGTTATTTCCAGATTTGATGATGGCACTCAATCAATGTGAGTGCAGCCTCATATTCTTTGCGGTGATTGTTTTCGCCATGCTGCTCAATGAGCTTTGTTTTGAATTCATCAATTGACCCAAAGAAACACCCAGCACGAAGCATGATGCCCACATCCGTGATGTATGAGGTGAAATAAGAGCAACGCGATCCGATTGGGCCAATCATGAAGATGGGGCGATTGCCAATAAGTTTTTTACCGTCGAGGTTGGCCCCGTCGAGGTTGGCCCCGGAGAGGTTGGCCCCGTCGAGGTTGGCCCTGGCGAGGTTGGCCCCGGCGAGGTTGGCCCCGGCGAGGCTGGCCCCGGCGAGGCTGGCCCCGGAGAGGTTGGCCCCGGCGAGGCTGGCCCTGGCGAGGTTGGCCCCGGCGAGGCTGGCCCCGGCGAGGCTGGCCCCGGCGAGGTTGGCCCCGTCGAGGTTGGCCCCGGAGAGGTTGGCCCCGTCGAGGTTGGCCCTGGCGAGGTTGGCCCCGGCGAGGCTGGCCCCGGCGAGGTTGGCCCCGGCGAGGCTGGCCCCGGCGAGGCTGGCCCGGGCGCTCACTGCCTGTTCTAATGC